CACTGCAATCATGTTTTGACCTTGCGGGGAAGATCCGTTCGACCTTGAGCCGGCAAGTTCAGCCATGCGCACACCAGCGTCAGGACTACCCGTTGTCTTAATCGACACAAGGCTCGACGTGCGTTGATATTTGCGCGAACGGCCCGGCGTAATCGACACAGACCCGCGCACACGCCCCCACTGCAAACGGCCATCGTTGACCATGCCAGACAAAGGCGAAGCGACCGGATACGCCGCCACAACCGCCTTGACAGTAGGCTGCACACCCGACCGCAACTCTTTGCGCAGCTGCTTCACCAGGTCGGGGGAGAGCTTCTTGAGTTCGGCAATGACCTTCCGCACGCCCTCAGCGCGCATAGTCGGCCGAACCACCATCACAAACTCCCTCTTTGTAGGAAGTCTACCGGGAAACAGACAACACCCAGCAGATAGCGTCAAACCGGATTAGCGTTTGCCTGATTGCTTTTGAGATCGTGCAACTAGATATCGCTGCATAGTCCACAACATGCGCGGCGACTCTCCGAGCAACACAGACGGAGAAATACCCGTCTCAACTGCCAACGCTGCAATAAACCAATGGGCTGACGACTCCCCTAACGCTTTGATCCTTTTGGGGCCGGCACGTCCACACTCGACAACAAATCGCACCAAGCTTCAAAGTCGGCCACAGTTGCACCCGTTCGCTTCTCCACATGCCATGCAAGAAAAAACAGGTGAGTCAATCGCAAGTCTGAGTTGAGCTTTACGACGCTCATGTCGAACCTGACCTCAAAAGCAATCAAGTCAGACGCGACCGTGGCAACATCCTTAGTGGAACCGTCCAGGAACTGGATCTGTAGGTTGATCGGGTCCATGATTTAGGCGGTGCCTCGCGTAATGCCAGCAGTGCCAGCAGTCGGCCACGTCACCGACAGTGTCGCAAGGTCGCCGATGCTTGAAGCGTACGGCTGATATTCGGTTACCAGAAATACGCCGCTGTAGCTCGGGTTAGTTGCGGTCACGCTGCCCGAGGTCGGCTTTGCAACGACAGTTGCGTTTGAACCGAGCAACGGGAACAACGTCGCGTCGACGCTAGCCGCTGCAAAGTCTTGGTGAAAGTCAAGCGTCACAGACGCATCTTTCAGGCCACCAATGCGAGTGCGGAATGTGCGACCGAACGAGGTCGTGTCCTGCTCCTCAGCTGAAATGTCAAACGTGAGCGCAGCAATCGACGTGGAAAAGTCCGAGCCGTTGATTGTCACGTTGTAGTCAGTAGCTACGAACTTAGCCACGGTATCTCCCCTAGTTGTAGACCAAAACCGCGAAGTCAGCGGTCAAGTAAGTATTGCTATCCTCTAATGTTACACTCCCGACGTTGTTTACGCCCGACACATAAACGTCTTGGCTTGCACCAGATAGACCGGGCATTGCTTCTAACGCAGCTTTGACCGACGTTGACCCTGACGGTTCCATGTAGTCGTCGAGCAAGTTTTGGCCGGTCCGCGTTGAAGGTCTTGAAACGAACACGGTCACGACGAAGTTAAACGCCGTTAGACCGCTGCCGCCGAAGGATTGCGAATAGTCAATGGTCCCGACCGAGACGACGGCAATTGGCGGGTTGATTTGCTCGGGGATAGTGTCTGACGCACGTAGCCCCGTAATGGTCTGCAAACGCGTTTTGAGGCCGTCGCGGATCGTTTGGATAGTCACGCCGCCACCGCACGCTTGAATGGGCTTAGAAGGGCTTCCACGTCGGGATCTGTACGACCCACCCGTAGCGCGCCCATGTCTCCGAACCCGGCCACACCGAGCGGCGAGTCATATCGTTTGAATTGGCGCATTGCTAACAAGACACATGCTTGCTTTATGTCGATAGGAACTGCCGCCCAACCAAACGTGCCGGTGATTCTAACTGTCGCCTCATTGAGCATGTACATGGGGAACACGCTGTTGTCGACGGCGCGAATGCGTGTGAACGGTTGAGCTTGAAAGCCTCCGGATATTCCGTTTAGCGGCTCGAGCTGATAGTCAGCTGCGGGCCACGTTGTGTCGAAGTTGCTGCCGTCTGTTGCCGTCTCAAGCGTTGTCAACGTTACGAGGTCGTCTATTTGGACTAGGAAATATGACTCGGGCGTGTACTTGCGGGTTTGCGCTGTGCGGTTGTAGAAAATGCGTTGGCAGTAACCGTCGATCTCGCGGCTTGCCGCTTCCACTGACAGTTCTAACAGTGAATCGTCGACGGTGTCGGTAATGCGTAATGCCGCCTTCACGTCGGAAAGCGAACAGTAACCGTTAGTAATTGCCATGCGCTGATTCTAGCGCGTTCGGCAACTCACGCGGCCAACCGTGCTCAAATGTAGGCATGAGAAAAGCCCCCCGCCAGTTTTGTATCAAGCGGGGGGCCTCGGGTGAATGTCTTTACGGGACTGGAAAAACGTTAGCACACCTTTTCGCAACCTACGCCATCAACCGTGCCCGAATCGCGGTCGTAGACACTCCTGGCGTGTACGGAATGTAAACCAGCCAAATACCCCGCGCATCCAACCATGCCTGGTCGAAGCCCATTTGCGCGTGGTAGTCGCGCACCGCCCAGTCGGAACCTATTGCCACGATGTCGGGTTGTACGTCGTCAATCGTCGGCCGCGAGTCAGCCCCGCCAGTATTCGGGATAACGCCAGCCACCGACCTAAACTCTTGAAGCACCGCCGCGCGCTCGTCAAACGTCATTACAGGCGGTCGGCCCTTGTACGCCGTCACAAACTCGTCAGTGTTGAGCGACACGACGACGTCGCCCAGCTCGGCACACTGTTGCAGAAATCGAACGTGCCCCGCATGTGGCAGGTCGAAGGTTCCTCCGGTGTACACAGTTTTACGCACTTGGCCCCCAGTCTCTGCGGTGTTTTTGGCCTTCAGGTATTGCCCCCGGCCACCAATTCAAATAGCAGCCAGTGTGCGACGGGTCAAGGTGCCACCAGTGCGACCAAAACCAGTCGTGATCGGCTTGCACCGAGTATTGGAACTCGGGCGGGTAACGCCACGATCCGTCAGCCTGCCCGTTAGGCGATCTGTGCGTGTACGAGATCGGGCGCACAAACTTTACCCGCTTACCGTCTCGACCCGCCTGCTGGGACAGGTGATCCGTATTCCACCACCACAACGCCAATCCGTGCACCTCGGGCAGTCGCATAGTCGAGGGCCGGATGCCGAACAGGTGGGGCTCGAGCGGGGCCGGGGTAACCATTTCGCCACGGCCCGACATCGACACAAGGTCGGCGTGCTCGAGTGCGTCAAACAATGGATTGAGCGCCCCGGGCGGGATCTGTATGTCGTCATTCATCATCACAACCAACGGCTCCGCCTCAAGCGCGAGCAAGTAGTCAAACGCTTGGTTCGCCCACGAGTTAAACGTGCCGCCAGTCTTGACCAGCACATGGTCGGCAGGTGGGGCGTCGTCAAGGTGCTCGGGGTACACCATTACCACTGACTGCCAACCCGACCACGCGATGACCTCCACAAGCCTTGTCAAAGACTCGTTAGGCTGTTTGGTCGGCACCAACACAAACCGAGTCACAGCGGAAACCGTTGCGCGAGGTACGGCACCCACAAATCCGACCACACGCGGTCCGCATCGAACTGGCGGGCAAACTTGATTGCACCATCAGACACGCCCCGCTCCGCCTGATACGCAAGACGCAACGCCCCCACAATGCTTGACACGTTCGGCACTTTGAACCACGCCTGCTGCGGTTCATCCCAAAACTCTTGACCAGCTACCAGCCACGAATCTTCCCCCGCCAAATCCTCAGTAGCACACCAGCTCGAAGTGATCACCCGAGTGCCGCACGCTTGTGCCTCCACTACAGGCACGCCGAACCCTTAACCATAGTTAGCCGCCAAAAGTACGTCAGAGGCCGTGTAGAAGGCCGCTAAAGCCTCTGCGGGGTATCCCAGCCGGTTCACGTCAGTGTTAAGCACGCGCACGAACTCGTCAGTCAGTCCGACCCGTTTCAGTAACGCGGGCAGGTTGAACCCGCCAAAAGCGTTCGACGGCTCCATGTGTAAATAGAGATACGCGTCGGGGTGATCTTGCCGGAAAAGGCTAAACGCAAGCAGGTTCTCCGCGACCGCCTTACGATGCACCAACCCATTAGCTTTATTCGCCGCCACCATCGACACAAGAAACGCATCCTCAGGCACCGACAAATATTCGCGCGTCAAAACACCAAACGCCGACTGCGTTGGTTTCATCACCTGCATGTCGATGCCGTGCGGAATGTAAGTCGAGTCAATGCCAACCGCTTCAAGCTGCCGTTGACCGTGAGGCGACATCGTAATAGGCGACACGTTGCCGCGCATCAGAAACCGTTGCACGTTTGGCGGCAAAGTAATGTGATCCAGCGGCACCCACGCAAGCACGTTCCCATCGAACTGCAAATCGTTAAACACCCACACATCAAACAAGGTCAGCACCGCCGCCGGCAGTTTTGAATGCTGCCCTGCAAAGTGTTCATGCCACACCGGAATGACATCGTCTGAGAACGGTTTGTAGCCGCGCGGGTAATGTGCGATCGGCCCGTAAGGTGTGCGGATCTCCGACAGCGACCCCTCGAGCCCGTAGTTGGATAGGTTTGCCACTTTCAGACCAGACCGCACCATACGATCGGCTAATTGTTTAACCTGCTGCCCGTAACCGGTTGCCGTGTTGTAACTGTTCGACGCGATAGACACAACGCCGCGAAGTGTAGGTTTCGCCATGCGCAAAGTTTAGCGCCACACTTTCAAAATTGTGCAGAACGCAAGAAGAGGCCCCCCGGAACCTACAACCGGGGGGCCTCAGTCTGTGTGTTAGCTAGCCAGCGTTCAAAAGGTACTTGACGTGAGCTGCATGCGTCAGGTTGCCGTCAAAACGGTACGTGAAACGGTATGCAGTGACGTCGTTTTCGAAGTAGGCATCTGTTGACACTGCAACGTCAAGACCAGTCGTGACAATCTTGTACGAAGGCAGGTGTCCGAAGATGACCGGCTTTGCCGCTGCGCCAATGTTTGCCATTGCCGGATTCTCGAAGATTTGGTAACCGAGAACCGTGTCAGGTGAACCAGTCTGCACAGAGTAAATGTACTGACCGGCCTCGTCCTTCAGCTTGCGAATAACACCAAGCGTTGAAGTGTTGGCCTGGTAGCCGACACCGGGCAGGCGACGAGCTGCACCGTCGACGCTGTACGCGAGGTCGATGAGGTTGTCCGCCGTAATCGTGGTCGTGCCGCCCGTGATGCCCGAGCCAGCCGCGACGACGATACCGGTCGGCTGCGTCGTGCCCGTACCCGTAGTGGTGAGTGCGTTGACCGAGAATCCGATTGCGTTACCGGCCTGTTCAGCAATAGTCGCCTCAATGTCAAAACCGGCATCCATGATTAGCTCGTTAGCAAGCTGCACAATGAACGACGTTTTCTTCGGGGTCAGCAGGATGCTGTCGAAGGTCGGGTTCGACTCCGAGATAGCAGAACCAGCGGCAGTGATCGACGCGGTGCTGTAAGCAGTCCACGTCGGCAGTCGCAACGATTCGCCCGAGTCGCGCGTGATGACCTCAGACGTTTCCAACATCGGCCCGACGAGACGCGCAAGACCAAACACGCGGTCGAGGAAGCCGACAGGAACGGTCGCCGTAGCGGGAACCAGTGCGCGCTTCTCGTGCGTAAAGTTGTGCGAACGCTTTTCGCCCGAAGCCATAGCCGCGAAAATGTCGCGGACAGACTCCGACTGGGGAGCGGCAGGAACAAACGTGCCGGCCGACTGCTCCGCCTCAAGGCGACGAAGTTCTGAACGCTCGGCAAAACCGATCGACTCGTCAAGACGAGTGATGTCAGCTTCGATACGTTCAATCTTCTGGTTGTCTTCAGCGACGAGTCCACGCTTCTCAGCCTCAGCAGTTTCGATAACGTCTCGAACCTGCATGATGAGGTTGGCGCGGGCCTCACGCTGAGTTTTAATGAACTCAGACATGCGGTGCTCCTATGTGTTGGGGTTGAATGTGATTTGGTGGCGCTGACGCTCAACCGGCAACAGCAGCGCTAACGCACATCTGTTGTAGCAATCCTACGACATTAGGAGCGTTTATGTGTATGGCGCGACATATAAACAAAAAAAGCCCCCCACGCTTGTGCTAAAGCCGTGAGGGGCTGCGGGCCTTTGACGATTGTCGCTAGCCGCGCCCGGTAGTCGAAACATCCGGGTAGTTAAACCTCGCGCGTTTCCCAGCCTTCGGGCTTGTGTGTTGTGCGCTTCACCGCGTCAATCGCCACGATCGCGTCAGCCCACGCGCCGACCTGCTCGGCGACAACACCCGACACCGGATTGCCTGCCGCGTCGAGGATTGCCTGCACGATTTCGTCCCGCTCAGCCATTGCCGTACTCCAACACCTTCAGCTTTGCCTTTTTCAGCTCGAGCAGGCCCATGTCGCCCAGGATCGAAGGCGGAGGCTCAGACTCAAACGTGACCACATCTTTCAGCGGTGCCAACTCGTCAAGAACTGCCGTCACGATTGCGCGGTCGTCTTGGCTGATTTCTTCGCCAGACTCGATTTTGAGCAACGCCTCAGCGAGTAGCGTTGGGTCAACGGATGCCCGGTACGCGAGACGGTACAGGCTGCGCACCGAGGTCGTGCCCGAAGTCGCGCGGTAAGCAGGGAAGCTAACAACAGACACTTCGTGCAAACGTACCGACTGCAAAGTGCGGTTATTGCCCTCGGCATCCCACGAATCGCGCAACGTCGTAAACCCAAAACTCATTGAGTCAACGTCGCCACGTTTCAGCAGCTCCGCAACGTCACGACCACGCGTAGTGTCTGGCAACTCGGCATTGACCAACAGGCCGCGCCCATCCTCAACTAACGTCATCGTTTTAGCCCGCGTAGACCCGAGCACTTCGCCAGCGTCGTGATTCCACAGCATTTTGACATCGTTACGCGCGGCTAGTGTGCGCTTGAACGCGCCCGGTGCGACACGCTCCGTAAACGGCAACGGCTCCGAGGGTGAGTCGAACACTGCCGCGTACCCGGTAAACGCCATGCCGCCGCCGTCAGTCTCGCGCAGCTCAAACTCAACCGGATTAATTCGGGTTTCGACTTTTGTCATGGTTTCCTCCACTAGTCCTGTCGAACGTTTAGCACGGTCAAAGTTCGATCGTTTTCATCCGACACAGCCCACAGTTGATCTCCAGGGCCAACCGTCACCGTCAAAGCAGTCCTATGCGCCAAATGGTGCCCGGTACTAATAGTGACGCCTGCCGAGCCGCCCAAAAAAATGTCGTCGTTTTCACTTTTTTCCGCATTGTAAAAATGCACGTCCTGAGACATACCCTGATCGGAAACAACCAACGACGGAACAGTGCCAATGCTGAACTGTTGCGAAAAAATAGGCATCAAGCACTCCCCAAATCTGGCAACTCTATGTAATCCGGTTCAAGCGGCTCAACTTGAATTGGTTCAATAGGAACCTGTTGAAGTTGCGCCGACGGAATGCCCGTATGTGGCACAGCAGGCAAACCAAGCACGTTTAGTACCTGCTCGGGCTGATAACCCGCTTGCACAAGCTGTAACGCCATTTGCACGCGCAATTGAGTGCTCGAGAGATCCGCCGCGTCAATGTTGATGTTCGCCAACGGCACCCGCACCGTGTCAGCTGCGGCGTCGTCAATCGGTCGCAAATCTTCAATGCGTCGAACGTCATTGATTGACATGTACCCGTTTTGTAGACCGGATGCGTAGAAGTTGGCTCGGGTCGTAATGTCGCCCCGTAGCAATCCGTCAAGGTTGAACTTAAGGAACGCATTTTCGCCGCCTGGCGTGCGAGCCATAAGCGGAGTCATTGCCCCCTCAATTTTTTGAATAATTGGGCGAAGGCCGTGGGTTACCCATGCAAGGTTCGTTTGCTCCACCGACGCGTAAGAGCTTGACCCTTCAGTGATCGCCAGCAAATGCGGGGGTACGTTGAACGCGCGGCAAATGTCTAGCACCGACTGGATACGCGAATCAACCAACGTTGACTTCTCGGGATCGGCTTGAGTCGTAACCCATTTCGCTCCACCCGTCAACACGCCGGTTTTGTTTGACTTGCGCCAACCCTTGTGTCGTGAGTCAAAGCCGGCGGAAAGATTGTCCGCTTGCTCTTGCGTCAGATTGCCCGGAAACTCAATTACACCGGCAAGTGTCGTGCCCTGCCCGAAGAATGTTGACGCGAACCGCTCGAGCGCAAGCGCAAGCCCAAAGTTCTCTTTAAGTGCTTCCACGCGAGACACGCCGCGCACCGCACCGGGCCGCACCACATCGGGGATAAACACAATGTCTTCAGACGGCACGATCTCGCCAGTGTCAACCAAAGTAAACACAAGCCGCCCAATGCCGCTTCGAGTCACCTTTACGTTTACGGGGTTAAGTACGGCCAACGATGCGACTTCGCCGCGCGAGTTGTAGAACACGCGAATGAAAGCGTTACCGTCAAGCAACAGAGACGTGATTACGCCCGAGTAAAACGCTTCGCGCGGCAAATCGACGTCGGGCTTGTCAACCCAAACCGGCTTTGGCCGAAACGGAAACCTTGCTCCGTCACGTCGCACGAACACGTCAAGAGGCAACGTCGAAATCGTGTCGGCAATAAGTGACACCGCCGAGAACACTGCGTTGACTTGAAACACGGTGTCCGAATTGATGACAACGGCAGCCCTTGTGCCGCCGTACGGAAAATCACTACCAGAAGCAAACAGAGCTTGCGCAGTCACAGCTCGAGTCTCAAAAATGCGTTCAAGCATTAGCTAACCGCCAAACTGAACACGACAACCAAAACGCCCGCAACGATAAGCGCAGCCGGAATGCTTAACAAGGCAACACCGCCAACGATTAGCAGCCCGCCGACCACTTCCAAAAATGCGCGCATGTGGCTCCTAAACAAAGAACTGAGGTACTACCTGTTCAATACTACCAACAGTCGCACGATCAACGGCCATAATAGCCGCCACCGCTGCGTCAATCTTGCGCGGGCTGTTAGGGTTTTCCTTTTTTACATGCGGGCCTGCCGGAGTCAGCTTTGTCATTGTGTTGTCTAAGTGTCGCGCCAATAACGGATCTCCGTCATGCACGATGCCACCCGCGACAACTGCATCAAAAAACTTTGCACACGCTTTGATCATCCGCGACGGCGATTGGGGAAACTCCACAACAGGCCAACCTTGATCTTCGAGCGCCTGCATTGACCTTTGCCAACGGAACGGGTCACACACAATCTCGCGCACGCGGTAACGCTGGCATGCCTCCACAATGGTTGCTTCGACCTCGGCAATGTCTACCCGCCAGTCGTCGCCGTCTTGCGCCAAATCTTTCTCCCACGCCTTGACGAGAAACACTTGGATAGGTTCGTCGTCGCGCTGCACAACCGCGCCCACGATCGCCGTACAGTCACCCGAATACGAACCGTCGAAACCCAACACGATCTCGGCACCGTCAGGCACGTCTAACTCAACTTCCGACGCGCACTCATTCCAAGCTCCGCCGGGCAACCAAGACACCGCCGAAGACACCCACTGGTTCAGCCGCTTAGTACGAAACTCCGGCTCAGGTGTGCGCTTCACCGCAGACTCAAAATCGGATGCCGCCACGAGGTCGTCAAAGCCAGGGTTGGCAATCTCCCACGCTTCACGAGAACGGAAGTCCATACCCTCGGGAGCTTCCCACCACGCCATAAAAAACGCGGGGTCATCAATCTCACCCGACG